GAATGATTATAAAGTAGCTACGCTGGTGTAGGTGTTGTTTCTGGTTTAATCCTGGGTTTGCTTCTGGTCTTCTGTTGGTTCTCTTCTAATAGTGTCCTGCTGTCTGCTGACATAAAACAAGATAAACAATAATTATAATTATTAAAAGTTATTGAAGCTTTTATAATCTTACAAAGTTTACATTTCATATTTTTAAAAACTTTAAAACAGATAAGAGCACACAAGCGAGCAATAAAAAATTGCTGTTGTTTTGTGTAAAAATTAAGCTTTTTGTGTGGTTAAGGATGTAAAGTCTACCTACAAAGTAAAGATTATCAATACTTCTAGGCCATATACATTATATTTTTTGTGCACCAGTGCACCCCCTGGTCTATTTTATTGTTTTTTCTGGCCTAAAGGGGGTTTATTTTCCAGGGGTATATGCGTGACCCCTTCATAAATTTATACCAAATTATTTAAACATCTGCTTTATCAAATAAATAACCAAAGAAATCCTTTAGGTTCTTATCTAAATAAGTGTCAAAACCAATTCTTCTCACAGGTTTTCTTTTTGTATTGTCTATAGCCAAGACTAATTTAGGTTTATTTAACTTAAAATATTCTTGTACCATAGGCTTATGATAAGAAGTCTCTACATCTTCATCCATAAGTTTAGCTAGGTATATAATATTATTAATATTCATAATGATAATAAAGCTAGGATAGCTAACACTCTCTAGTAGTTAACCTATGGGTATAGCTAGTGTTTAACCCCTCTATCTAATGTGTCCATCTGTTATCACATCCATCTGTTGGATGTTCTTTTGTGGAACTGTTGTGTGTCTAGGAACCTGTCTAATTCGTCTTTTAAAGCCTCTTCACGCCTCTGTGCTTGAGCAGTATGCTGGTCTCTAGCCAGTTGGTCTACCCAATACCTACAAGCCATTGAGAGTACATCTAATCGGTCATCTATAGCTAATGAACCTCTAATATTACTTATTCGGCTCATCTGATAAAACAATTGATACCTTAAAGCTTTCTCTAAAGTATACATTTCGTTTGCTGAATTGTAGTCTTTGTGCACTACATTACTATCTATAATTAAACGATGCTGTTGCATCAATGGTTCTAAAGTATCTATAATTCTTTTTTCTTTAGCTTCTTGATGTCTAATTTCTTCTATAGTGACTGGATAAGTTTTAGTGACAAAAGGAAGTAGAAGTTTGGTAAACATACCACCTCCATAGTTTTCCTCGACCAAGATAAGATTAACCTCTTGTTGTTTCGCTATAGTAGCAATAGATTGAAGTGTCTTGTCGGTGTATCCACCAACTAAACCACCTGCATCGGTAATAAAAATATTACCATTAAGCATCTTTGCACAGACATAACTTGTCTCGTTATCTCCTCTCCCACTAGGGTCAATAGCTAATACTGAACCTTGATAATCCATCCAGTCACCTTGTATTTGCATTGGCCTATAGAACGCATCCGAATGTAAACCTACACATGGAAGCTCCTCATGTTTTAGTTCTGGACTAGAAGCCCATATAACTTTTTCTGGAGCTGTCTTTGGGTTTAAAGACATGACCACTAAATCAGATAAACTCAATGGATATTTGTTGCTATCACTAATGGATGTATCCAACATAAATTGAAGATTAAATCCAGAAGTTCCATAACTTAATTGTCTCTTCTTTAAATCTTCATCATCAAATCTTTCTGGGTCTGTAGGTTTTCCTTGTTCATCAATACTCCAAGTATTTCTAATTAATGGAGCTAATGTGTCTCCGAAGTTTTTTACTTGTTTCTCGTTAGGATACCTGGCTGTCCATATTCTTTGTTTATAACCTCTTGCAGGTAATTGGTTATATAAAGACATTTCATTTTGCATTGTACCAAGGAATATTATGCGACCTTGGGGTTTTAGAATACTTTCAAACTCTTTAACTTGTTCTGAAAGTTTATCTCTCATACCCATAGTTGCAGAATTGTTGGCACTTTCCACATCGTCTGCAATAACAAGGTCGCTTCGACTACCTGTTAATTGCCCTGTAATTCCCAGAGACTTCACGCTAGGAGCATGTGATGCTCTTGCAGGTTTTACATCGAAGCTCACTTTAGATTGCCTTTGGTCATCCCTAGGCTTTAGGTGAGCTAAAACTTCAATTTCGTTAATAAGTCTTAATGTAAAAGTAGAAAAGTCATCTGCTCTGTTCTTGGATGCAGATACTACTAATATGTTTAATTGAGGATTTAATAATAATTGGTGACATACATAAGCTGAAGTAATCCAACTTTTACCTACTCCTCTAAACGCATTAATTATAATTCGTTTTTCTTTTGACTGAATAAAATTAGCAATATCATACTGAACCTGTGTAGGTCTTGGTAATGCTAAATGTTTCCAGACTAAATATAAAAAGTTTCTAAAATCTTTTAATTTAGTTGGTATTTGATTTTCCATGTAGAACTATTTCCTCTTCACTATTAAATGGAAGTTCATCCACTAAAGATTTAAGTGGTGAGTTGTCTGTTGGAATAGCCTCAATACCATTATCTTTTAAAAATTGTCGAGCAACATTTAAGTCAGAAGATTTTGCTTCTGGGTCTTTTACCCTCTTTAGCAATTCTGTTGCTAACACTTCATGTAATTGTTTTAATGTTTTTGTCATTGGTTTCTTTCAATTCTAATAATTTTCATATCGTCACTTAATTCTGCTTTTACTTTTGAACAAATATATAGAGCATTACTATTACGAGTAGCTATTCTCTTTTTTTCTAAACACTTTTTTACCGATGGCATATACATCATTTCAGTAAGTTTTTGTTCTGCACCAACAAACATTAATAATGCCATTATCTCAACCATTAGTGCGTACTCCCATTTCTAATTAATTTTTCTACATCTTCTTGTAGTTTTTCTATTTTCTTTTGTGCTTCCATAAGCAAAACTTTTGTATGAATATTGTCGTCTAATTGAGTTTGATGTTTTTCTAAAATACTTGCGTTTAGTTCAATCAACATTAGCATTTCTAAATTTTTAGGTGTCTGTTCTGCCTTCTTTAAAAGGTCAGCTTCCATTAGTTGTTTAGAAGTTTCTAAAGTATTTATTCTTTCAACAATTCCAAAATAAGCCCAAACACCAACAGCTACAGCTACTACAATACTTATGAGATTTCTCATAGGCATAGCTATAGAAGTGTTATCTGAAATCTTCATAATACCTTACCTTTGTTAATACCTTTTTTAAGTACATATCGTTGAGTTCCATTAGCACCAATATCAACTTCTTTTCTTAAATATTTAAAAAAGTTTTTTTCTTTTAATTCTTTTTCAATTCTTTTTTTGAAACTTTCCAACAACTTAATGTCTCTCATTTTTTCTTTTTCTTTTTACAATTAGGAAAATCAAATGTTAAAATTTCTTCTACCTTCATAAACAGTTTGTCTATGCTACTAAAAAATTTATAAAAAAATTTATCTATCATGTTGCTGTACTCATATCTCTGCATTGAAATTTAATGGCTAACTTATCTTGTTCTATTTCATCTTTGTCATACATTTCTGTTAGATGCCTATATGAATAAAGATAACCTTTAGTTATGCAGTCATAATAAGTTTCAAACTTCTCATTAATAACTTGGTCTTGTGTGCAATAAGGTTGTGGATTTAATGTGCAAATATAAAGGAATAAAACATATTTCATTTTTTATGTTGTCTCCTTTTATTTTTGTTCATTGAAGACCATTTAATTTTTGATTTATTGGTAGAGATTGAAGTTTTTTTAAATCTACTTCTTGTTTCGTGCTCTTCTTTATTTAGAAGAGAATTTTTCTTTTTAGCCATCCCATGTGAAATAGCCTACAATTCCTGCAATAATTGTTCCTATAAATACTAATACGCTAATAGCGCCTTTACCTTTTGATACATCTGTTCTTAATAATTTAACTTCTTTTTTTAATTCATTTATACTTTCGTTTAATACCTTCATTCGTTCAGCACAAAGTTTCTCATGTGATGAAAGTCTAACACCAGTAGCGACTTCGCTAAACTCTTTTGGTGTTATCTTTTTTCTAGCCATTAGTATTGAAGTGAAACGCCTCTAATTCTAGCTTCTTTAGAACCACTAGATTGATTAGCAAAAGATATTTTATATTTTAATTGTGTTCCTGCTGTCACAGACAAGTCATTTACTTTAGCCATCTTAATTCCAGAAGCAAAGTCTGGCATTGCTGTCATTGTAGCAGTAGTAAAATTGCTACCATTGTCTGCTGATAATTGTAAAACTATATCTGTGTTTAATGCGTTAGTACCTGCGTTGTCTTGATAAGTAATAATAGCACCCATAGAAGATGTACTTGATGGAGCTGTGATTGCGTTGCTTTCAAATGAGCCAGTAGCATTAAATTGAGGTACTTGTTGTCTGTAAATTCCTTGTAATTCTACATCATTTACTTGTGGTTCATTATTGCTAGTATATTGATAAGTAATTCCCATATATCTATAGAAATCTTGTTGTACTCCAGAGGTAGTTGTATGAGAATGAGAAGTTGGATTAGTTTGATTATAAAAAGATTGAATAACTTGTAAGTC